AACAGCGCGTCCGCTGCCTCAGTTGCGCTCTTGCCGTAGGCCGGTCCAACCTCTTGAGCGGTAGCCGCCAACTTCTGAACGTCCGCAGCGGCGACACCCACAAGACCTTGAATCTTGGCGATGCTGGTCTCAAACTTAGCGGCCATCGCAACGGACGCTGCGCCAACAGCAATGGCCGGGAGCGACACCCGCTTTGTCATCGTCGCGCCAAGGCTTGCCATGCGCGTGCCGAGCCGGTTGGTGGTCGCAGCCAGACCGCCCATCTGAGCAGAGGCACGCTTGACTCCCGCATCCACCTGCGCCATACCCCGGAGGAACCCGGTGGTGTTGGCGGTAACGATTGCTGTTATGCGGGCTACTTCCACTACCTGCTCCTCTTAGCCTTCCGCTCTGCCTCTTCCCGCATCTTTGCCTCGTATGAGTAGAAGGCTATCCAGTCCGTGAACTCACGGTTGCTCATCCGAGCCTTGAGGTCTGCGTATGTGATCCCAAGATCTCTTGCCAGACGGAAAGCAAAGTACTTCTCCCCGTCATCCCGGAAACGTGGCCTCACTCTCCACGAACGCATTGCCGCCGATGGCGCTCAGGCGGACGATCTCAGTTGTGATCCTGTCCACAGCCGCGCTGCTCTTGTTGAACAGAGCGTCTGCCTGATCCTCGTCCAGAACAGGATCAACAAAGGCAGCAGCCAGCAGGAGTCGCCCAAAGATGCGCTCGTCCTGCTGGCCCCCGACCTGTGCTGACTCCCTGAGGGTTACGAACTCGCCGTAGCCAAGCCCCCGGATCTTGACTGAGCCACCCCATTCGGGCATCTCAATCTCTGCCTCGCCCAGATCGTCGGCAGCGATGATGTCCTCAACGCTCAGGATTCCCATTAGACGGTAGCCCGCGTCACGCCACCCGTGACCTGAAACTCACCGCTGACCGTGACCGCCCCGCCCAACTCAGCAGCCGACTCAAACGAGGTGAGGATCGCAGTACCGCTGTACTTGATCTCGCCAGCGCCCTCGCCAGCCGGGTAGAACTCAAAGTCAGTCACGACACCCAGAATCCCGGTGAGGTAGCCCTCGTCACGCCACCAGTGATCTGAAACTCACCGCTGACAGAAACCGCACCGCCCAACTCAGCGGACGACTCAAACGAGGTCAGAATCGCAGTCCCGCTGTACTTGACCTGACCCGCGCCCTCGCCAGCCGGGAAGAACTCAAAGTCAGTCACGACACCAAGAATCCCGTCAAGGTAGCCAGAGGTGTCCACATCTGCCATCCCCTCAATGGAGATGGTGGCGTCACGCAGTCCAGCGATGTACGCCTTGTCGTCGGTCCCCAGAGCAGAGACCTCAGCGGTGTCAGCCTCGCGCGAGAGCGACACGCTGTTGAGCACGTTGCTGATGTCCCGGAGGGTGCCCCCCGAATCATCAACCTTGAACACGGCTTCCTTGCCGTGAGTGAAAGTCGGCATCTAGAGCCTCCTCCTAAAGACGGGCCGCAGCCACATGGAAAGTGAAATCAGGTGAAGTCCCACCGATGGTGAACTCTACCCGCAGGTAACGGTTGACCGTGCCGGTCGTGGCAACGCGCTCGTAAGCGTTTGCCGCCGTGACCTGTGTGAACGTGAGCAGATCCGCGTAGGTAGTCCCATCTGAGGAATGCTGCACCTTCACATCAAGCGTGGGAGTCGTCCCACTCGCGGCGGTCACCTGCAAGTACGCAGCCGCCCCGTTTGCCGTGGACGCGGAGTTGTCAAGCCCCGTGGTCGTCCCCGTTGAAGTCTCTGAACCGTGGGGGTGGAGGACACGCGCGGCCTCGCGGCCGCCAGTGACCTGACCCTCAATGGTGATGGCAACTGCGCCGCCGATCTCTGCGCCCACCTCGTAGGTGGTCTCAATCGCGCGTGCGCCGTAGGCAATCGCACCAATGGCGTCCGCCTCCATCACAGAAGTCCATGTGGTTGTTGCACCAAGGTTGGTGCTCATCTCACCGTCAATGTCAGATGACGAACCCGCGTAAAAGCCTTCCGCCGAAACGGTTGCGTCGCGCATCCCGCCGATGTAGGACTTGTCCGTGGACCCCAGCGTGCTGACCTCAACCGTGTCTGCCTCGCCAGAGACAGTGACGCTGCTGAGATGATCGCTCACCTCATAGCCGTTGATGAACACAGTGGCTTCTTTGCCGTGTGTGAATGTGGGCATGGCACCTCCTCTGCCTCTGGATCAGTTGTAGTTTGACATCAAGCCCGGTCAACTTCCTTGATGATCTTCTGCCGCTTGAGCCAAGCAATCGAACGCTTGGGAAGATCGTCAACCTTGTCGCCGGGATTGGCGCGCTTCTCGCCGTTCGGGGTCTTGTAGTTGATCCCCGTAATGACAATGAACGTGCGCTTCTCCATCAGTCCTCCTGCACGATGATTGAGAACAGACCGCCAACGTGCTGGTACATCTCCCCGCCATCGGTCTCTGAGTAGGAGATGATCTGCTGCCGCCGCGACAAGAGCACCGTGCCGTTGGTGCAGGTGAGCGTGGCGTCAGTGAACAGCGCGTCAATGCGCTCAGCCGCGTCCCACGTTGAGGAAGCGGACGTTCCGGGAGTGACCGCCTTGATCTGGTACACCCCGTCAAGCATCGCCCGCAGACCCATTGTGTAGATGTCCGCCTCCCCTTGGAGGTTGAACACAACGAACGTGCCGGTGGTGCCAGCCTTGGCCACACCTCGCCACACCCCGCCAGTAGCAAGGGAGGCCAGGATTGCGTCCCCGGACAGGGTTGAGTAGATCATCTGCTCAACCTCTTTCACAGCGCACCTATCATGCGCTTGATGTCCGCCTTGAACGTCTGCTCCGTGAACTTGGCTGCGGGGACAAGGTAGGGCTGCGCTGACATCTTGCTGGTCCCCATCTCAACGTACAGCGCGTAGTAGGTCTCGTAATGCACCTGCCCGGTGTACTGACCGGCTGCGCCCTTTACAGGCTCAACTTGTGCGCTTGACTTGAGCGTTCCGGTGTCCACAGGGACGCTCTGCTGAGAGCGGGTGTAGATGCTCTGGCCAGCACGCTGAACCGCCGTGCGGACCCCTGCATCAACTCTGGCAGCGAACGTGCGCGCGTGGTTCTTGACGATGACCTTGCTCACTGAGCCGCCCTGACCGCAAAGACCGTGCGGGTGATCTCAATGCTGCGCGGGGCGCGGACAGCCTCAACTGAAAGCGTCAGGCTGCCGTACTCAAGCCGGTCGTCAATCTGCACCTCAGTCCCTCGCGGCAGGGCAATCCGAAAGTAGGTGCTGTCAATCAACTCGCTGCCAAGGTTCTCTTCTGCCTGCTGGACCGACAGCGGGAATACGCGGGCTGAGTATGAGTCAACCGTCGTCCACGTTTCGGTCTCTCCTCCCAGCCCATCGGACACCGTGCTCCTGCGCTTGAGCGTCACCGTGTCCGGCAGCACATCAGGAGCGTCGTTGTCAAGGCACGCCAGATCCCTTGCGCTGAGCATCAGACCTCATCAGTCCTGACAAGTTGCGTGGCAGTCGTGCGTGCCTTTGCATAGAAGGCATACGCCGCAGCCCGCTTCATCTCTGCCTTCTGAGACCGCTTGAGGTCAATGTCGTCAGCAGAGACATCAAACGCGCAAGTCTCTGCTGCGTGCCACTGCAACATCAAGTCACCGGCTGTGCCGTACAGGTCGTAGGTGTCCCCGGTGATCAGCACGGGGAGATCAGGCTCAGTGGCGAACGACCACTCCCCGGTGATGTAGTCGCTTGACGTTGGCGTGAGTACGTCGTAGTCCCCGTCCGTAAGGACGACGCCGGTATCCCAGTCGCCAACTGGTGCCTCAAAGTCAACGTAGGTGACGTTGCCACCTTCGTCAATCGTGGGCTTCTCGCGGAGCGGGTAGTACCTCACTCCATCCCTGCGCCGCTTGAGCGCGGCCAAGATCTCATCGTTGGTGAACTGCTGGTCCGCCCCTGACGGATCAGAGATCATCAACCTTACGCGGGAAACAAGATCATCTGTGACGGCCATGAGGCAGATCCTAGAGGGGGCCGGGGACTACCCCCGACCCCCGCAGGATTACTACGCCTTGGAAGCGGTCATCGTCCCGAGAATCCCGGAACGGACGACCTTCGCCCCATAGACGTTGAGGCCCTTCACCGCGTCCGCGAAGCGGAGCGGCGGACGGTAGGCCTCCACCTTCTCGATCTGCATGGCCAGCGTCCAAGCGGACGGGTGGCCGAACATGATCTTGTACTTGGCCCCAGCCGTGTTTTCCACGTTGTTGGAGACCAGCACGTTGAAGCCAGCGGCCTCACCGATCGCACCGTTCTCAAGGACAGCGCGGTTGCGGTCGGTGCCGTAGGACACGAACCGAGCGTCCTTGCGGAGCAGCCCGTGGTACCACGGCGGCACGATCACCCAACGGCCCTGCGGCGGGCAGTTGGCCTCGTCCAGCGCCGTGTAGGCGTCGGCAAGGTACTCGTAGGCGGTGGTGCTGGTCGGCACGATGGGGGTGGTGTTGTCACCAAACCCGGTCGTGATACCGGCAGCCGTGTGCACTTCAGAGAGGTAATCGTCAAGGTCGTTGGCAAGAGCGTATGCGGCCTCGCGCATCGCGCCCTCCATGACCTTCGGAACCTGCTGCGCCTGATCAATGTCGTCAATCTGCATGTTGAACGACCGGGCCTGATCAATGCTGAGGATGGTCTCAGCGTCGGTCAGGGTCTCAGGAGCGGACAGGTCCGTGTTCTTGGTGTAGTCACTCACGGTGACAGCGCCAAGGTTGTGGATCTTCACACTGGAACCCGCGCCACGAATCTCGCCCTCGTAGTCGCGGTTGATGACACCCGGCTGGCCGTACACCAGATCGTTCCGCAGGTTCTCAAGGAGAGCGCGGGACCAGATCGCCGGGATGAAGTTGTTGAGAGCCATTTAGGTTCTCTCCTTCCCCTAATCGTCTGACGCGAGGGCAGCCTGTACGTCCTCCCAAGGGAGCGCGTCAATCTCTGCCTGCGTCATCTTCGCCATTGCCTCCCGCGTGAGGCGCGTCCTGCGCCGTGCGGGGTTCGCAGGGGAGGTCTCCTTCGGCGGGGCGGGCTTGCTAGGAGTACGGACAAGCCACGGGCGCTCCTCAATCAGATCGCTCATGGCTTCGTCAATCCCGATCCAGTTGTTCCTGTCGGGGTCATACTCAAGAGTAGAGGTGTCAACCAACTTGACTGCTGCCTCAGGGTCAACGACGTTGAGCCGTGCGGCTGCCGAACTCACGGCAAGACTGAGACTGGACTCCCTGAGCCGCTGCTCTGCTGCCGTGAACTTCTCCTCCATCTCCGCGAGCCTGCGTGCCTGCCTCTCCTGCTCAGACAACTCAGCCTCCTCCTTCTCGCGCAGCACCGCCTCAACCTCGCGCAGACGCTTCCGCAGGGATGCGTTCTCACGGGTCAACTTGCGATCCTGACCGTTCTCCTTTGGCTTCTCAGCCTCAGGCTTTGGGGGAGTGGGGTTGTCCTCATCCCGATCAACCTCCAAGGTTGCGCGGGTCTCCTCAGCAACAGGGGTAGGGTCAGGCTCAGCCGGTGGCTGCTCCTGCTCCTCAACCTCAACAGGGTCGTCAGTGACCGTGCTCACAGGCTCCTCAGTTGC